GTATTGGTTGGCTAAAGCCGCTAGTCCGCCATGAGCCATCAAGGGCATATTCATGGGGGCGGTTTGGTAGGCGTATTGGGGTTGCATAGCGTGATTATCCTGAATTTGTCAAGTGAAGTCTATGGGCCTATGGTAACTGATACTGTCCCCAAAGAGCCAGAAGTAGATACTCCAAGCGGACGAGCGGGTGGACCTAGAATAATTGAGACCGTTCCCAAAACACCAGAAGCAGATACTCCAAGCGGGCGGCTGATATTAGGAACAACAATCTTTAAATCTTCTCCTATCCTATATACGGTGTAACTTGGCAACCCATACTCGGAGGTAGGTAAATTAACCAGTTGTATCCCATTAGTAACTATCGGAGCCAGTGAGTCTAATTGGGAAAAATATAACTCTATTACCCGTATAAGTTGCCTAAAATGTTCCGGACTATATTCTGCTGGAGGTATAGGTAATGGAGAGGCACGGAACCTTTGTAGTGCCATCTTTATCTCTTACCGTCTTGTCTTGCATCAAGTCGTGGTACACCCAACTGCCATTGCACACCAAGGTCAGTAGAACTAACTTTAAATCCCATCTGGCGACTACGAGCACGGATAAAAATCTCATCGGTATAGTTGTTAGCCGATACTTCCACTACCCGTTTTTCATCCGTGGGACTAGCCGTAGCCGAGGTTCCGGGGAATCTTCGTGGTCTAAGTTGGATCTTGACTTCTGGCTGCGCTGCTGTAGACCCATCAAAGTTAATATCGGGCAGTATGCGGCGAGTAAGCATAAATTGCTCACCATCAGCGAGGTCAAAGTCATTTGAAATAATGTATGACTCCATTGGGAGGGTATCATCGTTAACCCCATTTTCTTGGAAATAAAGTACGCCTGTCTTTGATCCAGATGGTGTATTGACTGCCAATGGGAAGTTACGTAGCGGCGAGTCCAACCAGCCTGTCCGGTCAATGGTGCCGTAGTACCAAATCTTTTCGTTGTAATTAAAGATTACGTACCGGTTTGGGTAGTTAGAATTAGCACTAGGATACATCCACCATACCTCATTCCAACCTTCGTTAGTGCCTGCAATGATTGAATACCCAGCATCAAGGTTAATGTCACTAAAGACTTGGTTACGAAGTGTTGTTGGCAGAGTCTCTACCCGACCAGTGTAGGCATAGAACTTATCTTGTCCCATCCAGAAGGTGACGTTATTAGCCGAAATTACTGCACGAGATCCAGCAATCGAAATGTTATCGGCATACTCTTGCAAAGAGAATACATCTGTGGTGCCGGTAAACTGAAGGGTGTATAAGTGAGAATCTGTTATTGTTAAAATCTCTTGGCGGGTGGGTATCGCCCTAATAATCCTTGATCCACGAGATACTCTGATAAAGCCTGCGGTATTCGTTGCGGTTGGAGTCCAGTTGAAAGGATCGTCCTGATTAGTCCACCTAATAAGAAGGGGGTCAAAATCATCCACGCTAGTAGAACCGTAAGGAACAGCCCCAAAACAGAGAAGATGTTTATCCTGCTGCGAGACAAGAACCTGACCTGCTTTGACTGGTACATCACTAGCACCTCCAAAAGAAGACATTAGCGCAGCACGGGTTCCTAGCGCTGTAGTTGGGTTTACTGATGAGCCACGCTCCCAATAGTAGATTGATCCGTTTTGGATGTTGGTAACTAAGTCGTTATCAAAGTTGTCATACCACCAAGCCCTAGCCGGAGAAATTACCGGAACAATAGACCCAAGGCCCCAACCAAGGCGACCCCAAGTGCCTGCACCCCAACCATAGCCATACACATCCACAACTGGGCCTGTGTCAATATCATAGTAACCAATAGTAGATGCGCCGCCGTTACCGCTGTCAGATGCGTTGGCTGTAACCGGAACAACGATTGTGTATGCGTTTGCGTTAACAAGGGTAACAATTTCGTGATTGGTATTGAGTACGGCAGCCGTTACGTTCCCGCCAAGAGATGCGGCACCGCTAAAAGTTACGTAATTCCCAACCTTGGCTGGGTTACTTGTGTCTAATACTATGACCGAGGAAGAACCGTTCGTGGCAGTAAACGTCACATCCCCAGCGGCAGTAGTTGCCTGCAAGGGAGTAATATCATAGAAGTAATCACCAGTCTCAAGGTAAAGTTTAAGTTCGGTGCCAACTGCTAATAAGTTATCAGAAAAGGTTGTAATCCAGTTCCAAAGATTACGGCAGGTGCCAAGGAACGTATTTGGGGTAGCCCTAATCCAACCACCAATCTTTTGGGGAAAGCCCGAAAGAAAGCGGATCTTGTCCATTTGAAACCAATTACCCTCACCGGCATAGTTGGTAGTGTCTCGGTTGACCCCGGGTCGAAATTTTAAAGGTATGAACGGCATATTTTCCTCACGCTACAAGTCCCGGCAGATATACTGTTTTACCGTTTTGCTTGGTGGCGGTCAAGTTCTGCTTTTTGAGGTTGGCAGGGTCGTAGGAAACGTGCACCCAGCCTGAGTCTGGTACGCCCGGAGTGTAAAACTCAAGGATCAACTGGGTATAGGTTAGGTTATCCATGATCCACACGGCTAGGTCTGCGTTGGGGATTCCGGGGATTTCGATGTCCGAGGCTTGGCCTCTGCAATGATCACTGGTTTTCGAACCACCGACTTTGGCGTTGACTTCCGGGTGGCGGTAGCCCGAGTTGACTTTGACCCCCGCCTTAAAATGATCCCTAACAGGCTGAAGAACTTTTTCACACAGTATTTTAAGACTCTCAATTTCAGCCTCCCCGGGCGTGTTGTCCATGTCATGACGCAGTGCAGTATCAGACTTCACCATTTCAGACAGAGTAAAGTTAGCGGATAGGTTCATTTTTGTTGATTGCTTCCTATTTTGATTCCGGTAATTAGACCAATAAACCCCCCGACAATCGTCTGAAAGGCTGGCATCAGCATCTCAAAAATCTTGTTGTTGTCCACTTTTTCGTCAAATAAGCCAATACAGACCGATACCGTCATGCCCAAAAGAATCATCGACAAGGAGATGGTTGCAATAATCGTTATCCAAAAACCTAGCCGTTCAAGGTTAGAGTTCATTTTTTAGCCTTCATATCCATGATCTTCTCAAGGGTGCGCCCACCGAAGTAGAAAGACATAATCAGCATACCCCACTGGCCCAAAAGTTCTACATAGTTATTGTTTACCTCAATCTCCCAAGCGCTCATCATCCCAAAGACGGTGTAGGTCAATAGGATAAAGATCAGTGTCATAGGTCGGATATTCTTAGATAGCCACGAGTCCGACTTCATATCGGCTTCAGCCCGTTTGGTCAGGTTATCTTGCTCGTTCATGTCGGCTTGGAGTTTGGCAAGTTCGCCTTTTTGTTGCATCTCTAAAAGCATAGCCTGCGCCTTGGCCCGTGCCTCTGGGTCAGGCAGAACCTTGTCAAGAACCTTTTCCCCAATACTTAATAGTGCGGCGATTGGTAACATTTCTACCCCTTCGTTGCTAAATACAAACCGATGTTGCTAAACGCATACCCGGCAAAAACAATTCCCATAGAGAAGTTACCCTTTACTGATTGCTCAAAACATATGTAGGCGTAAATACACCCCACAAAAATAAGCAGCCAAGGACTCATACCCTTTGCCCCCGGAAGTAAGCCACCCCGTTGATAACCTCACAAAGTTCTGGCGGCAGTAACTTACCGTTCTCAAATGTCAGCACAGCAAAACCAGAGCACCAGTTAACCGGATTCATTTCGGTGTACGTAAATTGATCTGAATACGGTTCAGCAAGCGTCCCGGCGTCTACCCCCCAACGACGACCATCGTAATCACTAAAGGGGGTGATTTTTAACTGATGTAAGTGACCAGTCACTATCGAACGCCCCGATTTCAAGGCATTGTTCCACGTACTGTGGATTCCGTTGTGGTATCGGTGTTTGATAATTACCGAGCCATTAACATCGATACGCCAGCCGGTATGCCAGCCGGGAAAGTATGCAAACAGGTCGCTAAACTCAGACAGTTCTGGGGCGTTCTGGGCAATGTAGTTAAAGAGTCGGACATCGTGGTTGCCGTAAGTCCAAAGTTTTACTGCGTTCTTGGATGCTTTGGCAATCTCATCTAGCCGGTCTTGGCAAGCCTCAATTTCTTGCTTGGGTGTTGGCGGGTTAGTACCCATAAGGGCGGCGTGACGACTTACCCTAGCCCCATCGAACACGTCCCCGTTAAGCACAATCGTTTTAGGCTTAAATTCGTTTAGCAGGGAAACAAACGCCTTGTGTGCGGTG